GATTCATTTTTCTTTTTTGTTCCCAATCGTTTAGTTTGGAATAACTGGCAGAGATTTATGGGTCAGCAGGACAATCCTACTGATTCGATTAGTTATGTTGTTCCTCAACAAGTTTCGCCAGCGGGCGGTTATGCTGTAGGCTCGTTACAGGACTATATGGGACTCCCTACCGTAGGTCAGGTCGGTGCCGGTAATACAGTGTCCCACTGTGCGTTTTTTACACGCGCATATAATTTAATTTGGAATGATTGGTTTAGAGATGAGAACTTACAAAGTTCCGCTGTTGTAGATAAGGGCGATGGTCCTGATGCTACGCCAACAACTAATTACACGTTGTTAAGACGCGGTAAGCGTCATGATTATTTTACAAGTGCTTTACCTTGGCCTCAGAAGGGTAGTTCAGTTACTTTACCGTTGGGTTCTACTGCTCCTGTTTACGGTACTGGCAAGGCTTTAGGTTTAACTGATGGTACTAATCAGTTTGGTCTTGCTGCTACTAATACGTCTTATCTATTAGGTCGTACTGGTAATTACAATACTAATGTTGGTGCCGCACTTGGTGGTGGTCTTGATACTTCTACAGAGTCAGTTGGTGTTGTTACTACCGGTGTATCTGGTTTGTTTGCAGATTTATCATCTGCTACAGCTGCTACTATTAATCAATTAAGACAGTCTTTTCAGATTCAAAAGCTGTTAGAAAGGGATGCTCGCGGTGGTACTCGATATACTGAAATTATTCGCTCTCACTTTGGTGTTATCTCTCCAGATGCTCGTTTGCAGCGTCCTGAGTATCTTGGTGGCGGTTCTTCTCCCGTTAATGTCAATCCGATTGCTCAGACGTCCGGTACAGGCGCTAGTGGCACGACTGCTCCATTGGGTAACCTCGCTGCAATGGGTACTGCATTGGCACATGGACACGGATTCACCCAGTCCTTTACGGAACACGGCGTCATTATCGGATTAGTTTCTGTTCGTGCAGACCTTACGTATCAACAAGGTTTGCGTAAGATGTGGAATCGTTCAACTCGATACGATTTTTATTTTCCGGCGTTCGCAATGCTTGGCGAACAGGCGGTATTAAATAGAGAAATATATTGTGATGGCTCAGCGAATGATGCGAATGTATTTGGTTATCAAGAGCGTTGGGCAGAATATCGTTATAACCCAAGTCAGATTTCTGGTCTTTTCAAATCCACGTCAGCAGGTACTATAGATCCGTGGCATTTGGCTCAGAAGTTTACTTCGTTACCTACTTTAAACAATACGTTTATTCAAGATACACCACCGGTTAGTCGTATTGTTGCGGTTGGCGCAGCTGCTAATGGTCAGCAATTTTTGCTTGATACATTTTTTGATATTAAGGCGGCTCGTCCGTTACCGATGTACTCCGTTCCTGGTTTAATCGACCACTTCTAAGGAGAATTTTATGTTTGGCATTGATGATGCCATCATAGGTGGTTTGGTCTCAGGAGGCTTAGGCCTCTTGGGTTCTTCCATGTCTAATGATGCTAATCGTGATATAGCTAATCAGACTAATCAGTTTTCAGCTGAGCAGTATGCGAAGCGTTATCAGACTACAGTTAAGGATATGCAAGCGGCTGGTTTAAGTCCTATGCTTGCTTATTCACAAGGCGCAGGTTCTGCACCGTCAGGACAAGTTGGCCATGCCCAACAGAATGTTATGTCCTCAGCTTTAGAAGGCTATCAAAAGGCGACTGAACGTCAAATGATGAATGCTCAGTTGGAGTTAATTAGGGAGCAAGCTACTAAAGCTAATCAAGAGATGCTCGAAAGTGCAGCTCGTACTAAAGGTATTGATTTAGACAATACCGTTAAGCAATTGTATTCAGTAGATAAAAGCAGACAAGAGTTATATAACTTAGGTAGTACTGCTGATGAAATTGCAAGTCGCATTAGTTTAAATAATGCACAAGCTGCTCAAGCTACTAAGAATATTGATGTAATGATTCAGAATATACAAACTGGACATGCGTCTGAAGCCCAATTAAGGGCTCAGATCGACCAGTTGAAAGCTTATACGCTTAATTTAGGTTTAGATGCCAAAGAGAAACAGGCTATGGCTAAGATGTGGGAGACGGTAGGTTCTGGCGGTGCTGCCGCTAAGACTTTCGTTCCTTTTTTACAGATGTTAAAGTCAATTTTAGGAAAGTGATCTTATGAAAATACCTTTTTTACGTACTCCCTATAACTATGACCGTGATATTGCAAGCAATGAATCCGGTCTTGAGTGCCTTGATTCTACTATGGCACAACAGCAATTTCGCGAGGAATGCGATATTAATACTATTATGGAAAGATTCGGACGTACTGGCGAGCTTATAGCTCCAGTCCGTATGCCCCAATATGGGGATTTTGACGGGGTTAACGATTATCATTCTGCTATGAATGCAATCGTAGAAGCGCAAAGCGCATTTGAGTCATTACCCGCTAAGGTACGTGCTAGATTTAGCAACGATCCTGCGGAGTTTTTAGAGTTTTGTTTTAACGAAGAGAATCGCGATGAAGCGATTCGTTTAGGGCTTGTAGAGCCCGTTTTACAGGCGCCTGCGCCTGTTTCCGAGCCATCGGTAGATGGCTCAGCACAGTGAATTACTTGATGTAACTGTGCTAGGTGACACCATGTAGTATATACTGCCCTTTTTTAGGAGAATTAATATGATGAAACCTTTAAGTCGTTCGTATGTGAATAAACGTAAGTCAGCTAGTAAGTTCAAGAAACACGTTAAGCATACTAAAGCAGCAAATATGAAGTTAAACCCGATGCGTGGTGGTTGGCGTCTGTGATATGGCTTGTTTTAAGCCTCTAAAGGCTTATCAGTGTTTTGATAAATCTATCGTTTTTACGGAAGCGCGGAAGCATGACATTGTTAGGTCTTTAGAATTACCTTGTGGGCAGTGTGTTGGGTGTCGCCTTGAGAGGTCGCGTCAGTGGGCTATTAGATGTATGCATGAGGCTAGTCTTTATAAGAATAATTGTTTTATTACATTAACTTATGATGAACAGCATTTACCTGAAGATTATTCGTTGCATTATGATGATTTTCAGAGATTCATGAAGCGTTTAAGAAAGCGTTATCAGGGTAAGACAATTCGTTTTTATATGGCCGGTGAATACGGCGAAAACTTTGGGAGGCCTCATTTTCATGCATGCATATTTAATTTGGATTTTGAAGATAAGTATATTTGGCAAAAGACTGACTCCGGTTCAAAAATATATCGTAGTAAGATTCTTGAAGAACTCTGGCCTTTTGGGTACTCCAGTATCGGTGAAGTAAATTTTCAGTCTGCTGCTTATGTTGCTCGTTACATTATGAAGAAGGTAACTGGTGATATGGCAGAACAGCATTATGAAGAAGTAAATTTTACAACCGGTGAGATTATTCAGCGTAAGCCTGAATTCAATAAGATGTCGTTGAAGCCGGGTATTGGTTATAAGTGGTATCAGAAATATAAGGATGATGTTTATCCTCATGATTATGTCATTGTGAATGGTAAGAAGTGTAAACCTCCGAAGTTCTATGACAAGAAGTATGCTGATGACTATCCGTATGAATTTGATCAATTACAATGGGATCGGGAGAAGAGTGCTAAAGCCCAAGTATTTGACAATACGCCGGAGCGGTTATTAGTTAAGGAAGAGGTACTTAAAGCTAAGTTATCTCGTTTAAAACGTAAGTTAGTATAATTATAAGGAGTTGTTATGAAGTTAGTTATTGTTGCAGTAAAAGATCGTGCTGCTGATGCTTTTATGCGTCCTTTTTTTGTACCTACACCTGCAATGGCTGTTAGGTCGTTTATGGATGAAGTTCAGCGCGAAGCTGCTGACAATCAATTATTTCATCATTCAGATGATTTTGATCTTTACGAAATTGGTATTTTCGATGATAGTACTGGTCGTATAGAAAGTCATGAAGATATGAAGGTTCTTATGTTAGGTAAACAAGCCAAAGCATAAGGTTTTTAACAGGCCTGCCCGATTTTGTTTTTTAAATCGGGTAGGAGAATAGGAGCTAAAATGCACCGTAATAAGTCAGTTAATTTGCACCAGTTTGCAATGATTCCCAAGGCCGATATTCCTCGGTCGTCATTTAAGATTCAGAAAACCCACAAAACTACGTTCGATGCAGGATATCTAGTACCTGTTTATGTGGATGAGGTTTTGCCGGGGGATACGTTTAATTTGAAGATGACGGCTTTTGCCCGTCTAGCTACTCCGCTGTTTCCTATTATGGATAACATGCATATAGATTCATTTTTCTTTTTTGTTCCCAATCGTTTAGTCTGGAATAACTGGCAGAGATTTATGGGTCAGCAGGACAATCCTACTGATTCGATTAGTTATGTTGTTCCTCAACAAGTTTCGCCAGCGGGCGGTTATGCTGTAGGCTCGTTACAGGACTATATGGGAC